CTGGCCGACGAGTACGACGCGGCCCAGGAGCGGGGCGAGGTGTCTGGCGGTGGCCGGCCCGCAAAAACCGTTCCGGAGCAGAACGGTTTTTCGACGCCCACAGCGGCCGATCTCGGCCTCTCTCGAAAGGACGTTCATGAGGCGCGCCTTTTGCGCGATGCAGAGCGGGCACAGCCCGGCGTCGTCCATCGCACTCTCAAGGAGCAGATGGAACAGGGCGACGAGCCGACCAGGGCGGCGCTCCGCAAAATGGTTGTGGACGCAGCGATGCGTGGCCTGCGCGGTGGTCGCTCGAAAAAGCGAGCGAAGAACCCTCTCTACGAACCCAATCCCGCCTATGACGCCAGCGCCGGCATCGACGGCTGCTGCACGCGCATCGCCGATTACCTCGATGCGCATGGCGCCGAGTTCATCCTGTCGGGTTGCCTCGACGCCACCATGCTCGAACGCAGCATCGCGAAGATGACGCGCGGTCGAGACGCCCTCAACACCATCCTGGAGACTGCACGTGCTCAAGCGAACGCCTGACTTCTCGTCCCATGTCTGGGAGGCAGCCGATGTGGTCGGTCGCAACGCCCCCCGCATCGTCGACTACATCCTGAAGTCGCTTTTTCCGAACACGGCCAATGCTGCCGAGGTCGAGGGTGCCGCTCGCATTTTTCGCAACGGCTGCATCGCCGAGGTCAAGCGCGAGCTTCACAAGTGGGGCAACGGCAGTGCACAGGCCCATTTCGGCGAGATCCACGAGTCCTTCCTGCCACACGTTCGAGCGCTGCAGCGGCCCTCGTACTTCGTTCCCGAACTCGATGAGGAAGTTCCTGTCAGGGAGTTGATCGCCGACCCGGCGCAACTCGACTCGGCGCGACGCTTCATGCGGCTCAAGGGCATGCAGTGTCTGGACGAGGCTGAGCGACTCGACCGCCTGTACGAGGCCGTGATGGGTGAGGGCGATGGCGCCGTAGTTCTCCCAGTTGGCGCAGTCAGCTACGTGGAACAGGGGGAGCTGTCGCGATGATCTCCTCCACCGCCTTCCGCATCATCACCGCCGACCAGCGCCTGGCCGAGCAGCGCGGCATCAAGGGGGTGCTGACCGGCATCTCAGGCATCGGCAAGACGTCCCAGCTGTGGACGCTGGACGCGCCCCGCACGCTGTTCCTGAACCTTGAGGCGGGCGAGCTGGCCGTGCAGGGCTGGCCCGGCGACGAGGTCCGCATCCGCGACTGGGAGCTGGCGCGCGACATGGCCTGCTGGGTCGGCGGCCCGAACCCGGCGATGCGCGCCGACCAGACCTACAGCAACTCGCACTACGAGCGGGTCTGCGCCGCGTTCGGCGATCCGTCGGTTCTGGGGAAGTACGACACGCTGTTCGTCGACTCGATCACGGTCGCCTCGAGGCTCTGCCTGCAGTGGTGCAAGGGCCAGCCGCAGGCGACCTCGGACCGCAGCGGCAAGCCCGACATGCGCGGCGCCTATGGCCTCTTGGGCCAGGAGATGATCGCCTGGTTGACCCACTTGCAGCACACGCCCGGCAAGAACGTCTGGCTGGTTGGCATCCTCGACAAGCGGCTCGACGACTTCAGCCGGCCGTACTTCTCGCTGCAGGTCGAAGGCGCCAAGACCGGTCTGGAACTGCCCGGCATCGTCGACGAGGTCGTGACGATGGCGGAACTGAAGACCGAGGACGGACAGCCGTACCGCGCTTTCGTCTGCACGACGCTGAACCCGTTCGGGTACCCGGCGAAGGACCGCAGCGGCCGCCTCGACACGATCGAGGAGCCGCACCTCGGCCGGCTGATGGAGAAGATCCGCCGCCCCGCGGGCGCGCCGCCGCCGCGGCTCGACTACGGCCGCCCGGCCGACGCCACCCCGACCTCCACCGACACCGCCAAGGGAGCCTGATCCATGTCCATGGGCAACTCGTTCGACTTCAACGGCGCGGAGACCCAGTCCTCGGCCTTCGCGCTCATCCCGGCCAACACGCTGGTGAAGGTGCGGCTCTCCATTCGGCCTGGCGGCGCCGGTCCGGAAGGTTGGATGACGCAGAGCAAGTCCTCGGAGGCGATGTACCTCAATACCGAGGCCGTGATCCTCGACGGGCCCTACGCCCGGCGGCGGCTGTTCACCCGCATCGGCATCAAGGGCCGGTCAGCCAACGAGCGCGGCGAGGATGTCTACGCCAATCGCGGCCGGTCGCTGATCCGCGGCATCCTGGAATCGGCACGCGCGGTGCGATCGGAGGACACGTCCGAGACCGCCCGGACGGCGCGCACCATCCGCACGCTGGGTGATCTGAATGGTCTGGAGTTCGTGGCCAAGGTCGGGATCGACCGCGACCGCAAGAACCCGGAGGACGACGGGCGGAACGTAATCGCGGCGGCGATCACGGCCGAGCACGCCGACTACATCAAGCTGATGGGGGGGATGCCTGCCACCGTGGTGGGGGCTCTCGCAGCGGCTTCTGCGGCTCCGTCGGGCCCGGCGCCGTCCTGGGTGGGCAACCAGCCCGGCGCAGCGCCGCCCGCGGCCTCCGCACCGTTCTGGGCACGCTGAGGTTCCGCCCATGATCCCCAGGGACTACCAGCAGGCGGCCGTCGCGGCCGCCCGGACCAAGACCACTGAGCACGGCAACACGATCCTCGTGTTGCCAACCGGGGCGGGGAAGACTGCCATCGCCGGCTTCTACATCGGCGAGGAAGCGGCCGAGGCGCCGGGCAGCCGGTTCCTCATGCTGCAGCACACCGACGAGCTGATCGAGCAGAACCGGGCCACCGTGAGCGCCGTCGCCGGCGTGGCCGGAAGCGTCGTGAAGGCCGAGCAGGACGACTGGTCGGGCCGGGTGGTGTTCGGCAGCGTGCAGACGCTGGCGCGGACCAACCGGCGCACCCGGATGCCGGCGGTGTCGCACCTGGTGATCGACGAGTGCCATCGGGCGGCATCCGATAGCTACCAGAGCATCGTCGCCCACGTCCGGTCGCTCAATCCGCAGATCAAGCTGCTCGGGCTGTCGGCGACCCCGGGTCGTGGTGACGGCCGCAGCCTGCGCAAGACCTTCAGCAACGTCGGCTACCAGCTGCCGATCGGCACCCTGATCGAGCAGGGCATCCTGGTTCCGCCCAGGACCTTCACCATCGACCTGGGCGTGGACGCGGAGCTGTCCGGTGTGGAATCGACCGCCGGCGACTTCGACATGGGCCAGGCGGCCCAGGTGCTGAACCACTCGGTGTTGAACGAGGCAGTGGTGGCTCACTGGAAGGAGAAGGCGGGCGGTCGCCGGACCATCGCCTTCTGCGCCACCGTCGAGCACGCCCTGTCGGTGGCCGCAGCGTTCCAGTCAGCGGGCATCACCGCCGAGACCGTGACGGGTGAGATGAAGGCCCGCGACCGCGTCGACGCCCTTGCCCGGTTCGACCGCGGGGAGGTCCAAGTGCTCACCAACTGCATGGTGCTGACCGAGGGCTTCGACAGCCAGCCGTTGGGCTGCATCACGATCCTGCGGCCGATGCTGCACAAGGGCACGTTCATCCAGGCGGTTGGGCGAGGGCTGCGCAAGGTCGATCCCGAGCGCTACCCCGGCATCGTGAAGACCGACTGCATCTTGCTCGACTTCGCGGGGGCGGCCCAGCGGCACGGCTCGATCGAGCAGGAGGTGCAGCTCGACGGCGAGGAAGCAACGGGCGAGGCGCCGTACAAGACCTGCCCGGACTGCGCGGCGGAGTTGCCGCTCGGCACGACCACCTGCCCGTTCTGCGGCCACGTCTGGCTCAGGCAGATAGGCGAGAAGCGGGTCATCGATCAGTTCGTACTGACCGAGATCGACCTGCTGGTCCGCTCGCCGTTTCGTTGGTGCGATCTGTTCGGCGACGATCAGGCGCTGATCGCCAGTGGCTTCGACGCCTGGGGCGGCGTGTTCTTCGACGGCATCCACTGGCACGCCGTCGGCCAGCCGCGTCGAGGGCGGCTCCGGCATCTGGCAGTCGGCGAGCGATCGCAGGTGCTCGCGGCGGCCGACGACTTCCTCCGGCAGGTCGAGACCACCGATGCGGCCAGCAAGAGCCGGGGCTGGCTGTCGCAGCCGGCCAGCATCAAGCAGCAGGACCTGCTGCGCCGTGCCGGGTACGCCAATGCCACCCTCGACTTCGGCCTCTCGAAGTATGCCGCCAACTGCCACCTGAACTTCCTGTGGAACCGGCCGGCGATCCGGGCGGCGGTGCTCGCGTCGGCATCGAGGAGGGCCGCGTGACCGATGCCTTCCTCGTTCTCTTTGCGACTGCGGTGCTGGCACCCGCGCGGCGTGCTCTGCGCGGTCTGCCGGCGACCGGCCAGTGGCTTTGGCTGGTTCGACCCGGTGCGCTCGAAGCGGCCGCGGCCATCGGTCTGGTTCTGCTCGATGGCTTGCCAAGGGTTCTGGTCGCGCTTGGCTGGGAGGTCCTTCGCCGTGGTTGACCTCACCGAGCAGGAGAAGACGGCCATCGCCACCGCCATGAAGCTGGTCGCCGAGATCATGGCCGAGATCGGCTGGTCGACGCGGCTCAACGAGCTTTCCGAGCAGCAGGTGCTGACCCTGATCGAGGCCGCCGTCGGTGGCTTCCAGGACGCCCTGCACGCCACCGCCCGCAACGACACTCCGGAGATCCCCTTCTGATGGACACCCTCGACTTCAACCATCGGCCCAAGGAGCCGAACTTTGCCGACGGGCTGAACGCGTTGATCGATCGTGCCCTGGAGGCCGAGAACGAGACGCGGCCCGGCCGGGACTATCTCGGCGGATCGCGGCTCGGCGATCCCTGCGCTCGGCGCCTGCAATTCGAGTACCTGAACGTGCCCCGCGATCCGGGGGCAGGCTTCCCCGGACGGACACTCCGGACCTTTGCCCTGGGACACAGTCTGGAGGATCTCGCCGTCGAGTGGCTGCGCAAGGCCGGGCTGGACCTGCGCACGCGCAATCGAAGCGGCGAGCAGTTCGGATTCTCGGTCGCCGGCGGCCGCGTGAAGGGGCACATCGACGGCGTGATCGTGGCGGCCGAGGGGTTCGCCGTGCCGGCGCTCTGGGAGTGCAAGACGGCTAACGCGAAGAACTGGCGCGACATGGCCCGGCGGGGCGTCACCGTGGCCAAGCCGGTCTACGCCGCGCAAGTCGCGCTCTATCAGGCCTACATGGGCCTGACCGAGGCGCCGGCACTGTTCACGGCGGTCAACAAGGACACGAGCGAGCTCTGGCACGAGCTGGTGCCCTTCGATGGCGGTCTCGCTCAGTCTGTCAGCGACAAGGCCGTTCGCATCCTGCAGGCCTGCGACGCCGGCGAGTGGCTGCCGCGGGTCGCCTCCGAGCCCGGCTTCTTCGAGTGCACGGCCTGTGCCTTCAAGCAGCGGTGCTGGGCATGATGGTGGCCAGCACCGATCCCGTGCCGGCTGCGCCGGATGCCGTCGCCATCGCCACCTTCGCCGAGATCGTGTTCGGCTACTGCGACGGCTTCGTGCCGGTGCGCGCGCTGGCCGAGAAGGGCGCCGCCGACCGGCCGCCGCACACGCCGTTCCTGGCGGCGGATGCCGACCTCGCATCCCGGCTCGCGATCCAGGCGGATTGGGCCACCGAGACTGGCATGGCGCTCTATGTAGTGCCGGGCACGGTGGCGTCGCCCGGCGAGGCACGCGCCGAGCACATCGTGCAGACGCAGGTCGTGCTGGTGGATCTCGACCACGGCGACATCGCCACCAAGCGCGATCACCTGGTCCAGCATCTCGGGATGCCGACGCTCGACATCGCCTCGGGTGGCGTGACGCCCGAGGGGCAGCGCAAGCGGCATCTCTACTGGCAGCTGACCGAGCCGGCCATCGGCGAGGATATCGCGAAGGTCTGCCGGCTGCGGCACGCCATCGCCGCCAAGGTCGGCGGCGATCCGGCCTTCCGGTCCGCCCATCAGCCGATCCGTGTGGCAGGTTCCGTGCACGCCAAGGGTGGGGTGCGGCGACCTGTCGAGATCCTGCAACGCAATGCCGTCGAGTTCGACTTGCGTGAGTTCGCCGAGGCCGTGCTCGCCATGCCGCCGCTGGACGGCGAGGCTCCCTCCGATCTCGACTTCAACGACGCCACCGCGATCCGGGGAACCGTTACCGAGCTATTCGGCCAGCAGGTCCGCGAAGGCGGTGTCGACGGCACGACCCGGTTCGACGCGCTGTCCCGGGTGATCGGCTACTGGATCCGCCGCTGCCGCGAGGGCCATGTCGAGGCGGGTCAGGCCTGGGCCGAGATCGTGGCCTACAACGAGGCCCGCATCGACCCGCCCTGGCCGCTCGATCGGCTGCAGCACGAGGCCGAGCGCCTGTGGCGGCGGGATTCCGACCGGAACGGCGATCAGAGCGGAGGACCTGGCCAGCCGCCGCACGATGGCGGGCCCGAGGACGAGGCGCCGCCCCCGCAATACACCGAGGACGCGCTGGCGCTGGAGTTCACGCGCCGCAACGGTGACGACTGGCGTTTCGTGGCCGCGTGGGGTCAATGGCTGGTCTGGACCGGCAGCCAGTGGCAGCACGAGACGACGCTCAAGGGGCTGCACCTGTCGCGCCTGGTCTGTCGCGAGGCGGCGGCGCAGTGCGGACGGGCCAAGCTCGCGGCGAGGCTGGCCAGCGCGTCCACGGTGTCGGCGGTGGAGCGTCTGGCCCGCGCGGACCGGCGACACGCTGCGACTGTCGAGGAATGGGATCGCGATCCGTGGGCGCTCAACACGCCCGGCGGGGTCGTGAACCTGAATACCGGCGACCGGCGCGCCCATGATCGTGCCGACCGCATGACCCGCCTCGCCGGCGCCACGCCGCAGGGCGACTGCCCGACCTGGAAGACGTTCCTCGCCACCATCACCGACAACGACGCCGAGCTGCAGGCCTACCTGCAGCGCATGGTGGGCTACAGCCTGACCGGCCTGACCAGCGAGCACGCGCTGTTCTTCCTCTATGGCACGGGTGCCAACGGCAAGTCGGTGTTCTGCAACGTTGTGGCCGCCATCCTGGGCAATTACGCGACCACCGCGCCGATGGACATGTTCATGGCCACGACCGGCGATCGGCATCCGACCGATCTCGCCGGTCTGCGCGGAGCGCGCTTCGTGTCGGCGGCCGAGACCGAGCAGGGCCGCCGGTGGGCCGAGAGCAAGCTCAAGCTCATGACCGGCAGCGACCCGATCAAGGCCCGCTTCATGCGCCAGGACTTCTTCGAGTTCCTGCCGCAGTTCAAGTTGGTGATCGCCGGCAACCACAAGCCCGCGATCCGCAACATCGACGAGGCGATGCGGCGGCGCTTCCACATGGTGCCGTTCACGGTGACCATCCCCAAGCCGCGGCGCGACAAGACCCTCACGGACCGCCTGCTCGCCGAGCGCGATGGCATCCTCGCCTGGGCCCTCCAGGGATGCCTGGACTGGCAGCGACAGGGTCTGATGCCGCCCACCGCCGTGCAGGCCGCGACCCAGGAATACTTCGACGACGAGGACGCGCTGGGTCGATGGATGGCCGAGGCCTGCGACGTCGGGCCTTCCAGGACCGAGCTCTCCGCGACCCTGTACGGCGCCTGGAAGATCTGGGCCGAAGCCGCCGGCGAGTACGCCGGCTCGATCCGTCGGTTCTCAGAGAGCCTTGCCGCCCGGGGCTTCGAGAAGTGGCGCGAACCCACGAGTACCCGAATGGGGTTCCGCGGGATCGCACTCAAGCCAGCAACCACGTCCACCGCCCCTCTGGAGTTCTGAACGCCATGAACCTCGAAAAACCCAGTAAAATGGGCATCCTGAAGCTTCTGAAGGATCAAACCGTTAACGGCCCCACGCGCGCGCGTGCGCGCGTAGAGGGAGTAACCGATCGAACCTTCAGAAGCTTCAGAACCCGACTGGAACAGTCGGTTATTCTGGCGCTCGACCTTGGGACCACGACCGGTTGGGCCATGGCGCTGCCCGACGGCGGCATCGTAAGCGGCACTGTCTCTTTCCGGCCGAGCCGCTACGACGGCGGTGGCATTCGGTACCTGCGGTTCCGCGCCTGGCTGGAGGGCATTGCCAAGGACACGCCCGGTATCGCGGCCATCCACTTCGAGGAGGTTCGCCGACATCTCAGCACGGATGCGGCGCACGTGCACGGTGGCTTGCTGGCCATGCTGACGGCGTGGTGCGAGGAGCAGGCAATTGCCTACCAAGGCGTGCCTGTCGGCACCATCAAGCGGTTCATCACCGGCAGGGGCAATGCCGACAAGGCCGCGGTCATGTCCGCCGTCCGCGAGCGCGGCTACAGCCCGGCCGACGACAACGAGGCCGATGCCATCGCGATCCTGTTGTGGGCCCTGGAGACCCGGGGAGGGGTGCGATGAGCGCGGCCTTGCTGAAGCGCGCGGCCGACGTCTTGGCCGACCGCAGCAAGACCTACGGCGAGCCGCGCCAGAGCATGGCCGCCATTGCCGCCCGCTGGTCTGTCACGCTCGGTCATCCGGTCACCCCGGCCCAGGTCGTGCTGTGCATGCTGGACCTCAAGCTGGCCCGGCTGCAGAGGGATCCCGGCCACCAGGACAGCATGGTCGACGTGATCGGCTATGCGGCGCTGCTGAACGAGGTGACGCGATGAGGTGGGCACCACGAGGCTTCGGCGGCGAGCGCCAGCCGCCTGAGGACATCAAGCGGCAGGGTTGGCAGGCGCAGCGCGTGCCAACCCTGCCGCTT